TGCCTTTATTACACACTATAAAGATATTTATTTGGTACGAAACTATGGCACGAAGAAATAAAACTGAACAGATAATAGATTTTTTTATGGGTAAGGTAATGCAAAAAATATATTTATTCTGTCTAATTAATGACTGCTTTCCAATATCAAAATCAGTCAGTTCATTGGGACAATACATGTCAGTGCAATTCATATGTTACTCTCCATTGTCTGAAATCCACTAGTTTCAATCTTATCTGGTTCCCTTAATTCCTGTCTTATTTCCCATCGTTTAATGGTACGTAGCCTGGCATTTTTTTTGGGCAAGACCTTACCTCTGTCATCACGCTTTCTCCTAGCCATTATAAATCTCCAATATATTATATAATATTCGGTGTTGCTTAACGTCTAACTTTTTGGCAAACTCTATAAATTTTGGCGGATCATTTCTGTATATCTCAAATATTAATCTCATTATTATACAATCTCTTGCTGTTTCAGGCCAAGCCTTCCCCTTTGTTTTTTGCATAGGTTGTAGGGGGGGATGGGCAAGAGGCAAGATTCTTTTTTGGAGATGTCGAAACTGTGAAGATATAATGACATCTGTATCTAATCCACTTCATAAACAGTATTGTAAAAAGAGATGTCGTTGTCAGGCATACCGTAAATGGACGGCATGGAAGAGAAATGAATGACTATGTTTGTATCTGTGTTTGTGGATGTGAAACTTTAACTAGTGATTATGTCTGTGATTCTTGTAAAGCTGGAGTTTGTAGGAATAAAAAACAGAAATGAAATATGATTGTCCTTTTTGTGGTATTTTGTGCTTTGATGGAACTACTGATGAAACTTTACAAAGAGATATTAAACAACATGAATCAAACTCTTTCTTTCATAAAAGGAGGGTAGAAGAAGCTAAAAGAACTGATGGTGACAGAGAGTTGGGAAGATTTTATTGAGTTGTATAAACTGTTTTGTACAGCATATGTCTAATGACAGATTATTGATAAGGAAATGTGAGTGTATATGTCATCGGATTCTAAGTTAAGGGATAAGTTAAAGACTTATATTGCCACCAAGAAGGTACAGATATTGAAGTTAACAAATGATAGAATATCCTATTGCGATTCACATCAACTTGATCCCAAAATCGATTTACGAATCATGCAACTGGGTCTTCAAATTAAGGAACTTAGTGAAGTGCAGAAGGTTGTGGGTATTACGAACGATGAACTTTTGGAGGAATTAAAAATTGAACAAGATAATAAGTAGAGTTGGAATACATGATAAAGTTCATGAACATAGTAGTATATCAAAATATTGTTGGTCACTTTATAAATATAGAATACTTTCTATTATATGATGGAGATTAAAATGAAAAATGGGTGGAGAAATATAAAACCATTTACTAGTATATCATCAGATATCAATCTTTTATTATATGAAATACCTAACTTAAAATCAAAACATTTTGGTAGAAACCGTTGGGTGCCATCATTAATATATGATATTCTTCAGGCATTTACTGATGAACATGAATGATTATGGGATAAACATGAAATTTGATATTCTTAGAGGACAAATACAAAATGCTACAACTCCTTCTATTCTTACAAAGGATAGGACTTGGTGTTCATGGAAGTTATGGAGAATAAGAGTAGAATTATTTAATCATCTTTCTCGATAATACATATCTTCCAAGATGTTGCCAGCGAGATTTTTATTTCGCGGGCACCAGAATATCTTGATGTGGGGATTTATTAATTCCTTACATATATAACACTCCTGAAATAAATCCAAACTGTTAATCTTATATTCCCCCTTTATCTGGCTGACAATTAACTTACTGTCACTGAATATCTGTACATCTTCATTGGTATATGTATCTATGGCATATCTTAGTGCCTTTTGTAGTGCTAAATATTCCAATACATTATTAGTCTTCCCCCTTTTTTCATAGGAAATAAACCTCTTCTTTAACAGGTCATCATAAATACATATGCGGGATTTGAATACACCAGCATCCGCATAAATTTTAATCAATTAGATGTCCTTAAGTGATCTATTTAGATCAGAGAAAAAATTGGTATATGGCACATCAAAATTAGTTTGACTCCTAGACAAACAACCAAATATCTTTCCATTCTTAAATAATACTGCACAATAGGGACATTTCTTTTCATCTTCATTAATAAAGTTTAGCTTTCCAAATACTTCTGGGATCTCTGTTTCAATTATCATATAATATCAGCTTTCTTCTTCGCCAAGTAGGCCTTCCATTTCTAATTAATATCATTACTCTAAAACTTTAAAGAATGATTTCTAATATATAGTTATCCATGAAATGTTTTATCGGCATGAGTAGGTTCACCAGCCTTCTTCTTGGCTAAATACCCCTTACGACAATCGTTTCCACAATATAGCCGCTGGCGTCCCTTATATCGGTCGTCCAAAGTCATTCCACAATTAAGGCAATAAAACTCTTTCTGTTTTCTCATAATTAATTACTATTCGAAAGCTATATATTAGGTTTGTTTAGTTTGCTCGTCAAATTCGGCCTGAGTTACACCATATCTAACACCATATCTGGTATTATACTTGTTTCTCATTTGTAATTCAGATTTTCTTTTCTTATCATTTCCATAAATGGGATTTTGCACTCCAACAGAGGCAGTTGTCAAACCCTCCTTCTCTACATGTTCATCTGTTTTATGATCTCCATCACATATTTTACATTTGTCGGCCTTTTGGTTATATCCAATCTGGCTTTTTGGTTCGCGGGGGTCTTTCCTTTCCCTTACATCAGTTAAACCAGTACTACCCTCATCAATTATCTCTTCAGCTCTATTGGGATCTTGTAATGGTCTTTCTTCATATGGTCCCTTGGCATCAAGTGGTTCTGTATCAGTTGATATTCCACCATACATACCATGTTCCTCATCGCTTTTTTCTTCAACAATAATCTTACTATGTGGTTCTTTCTTTCCAGAGCCAACTACTGCGGCATCAGTACTATGTTCATCTTTTTTTTCTTCCTTAACTCCATCTTTACCTTCACCAGTAATGGCAGCCAAGTCTTGTTCAGCTTTCTCTTTACTTTCCATGGCACCAATTACGGCACCTCTTTGGTCTTTATCTGGATACTCACTTTGTAATTTTTCATCCCAGTATTTCCAACTATGTCCCCTTATTGGTTTAGTAACATCATGAAGTTTCCTAACTCCCTCTGCACCCTCTTCATCCACAGGTCTCTTAACATGTGGGGGGTTGATAAGATCTCTATAAGATTGACTCTCGGCATCACGGGAAATACCAGGCTCTCTTCCACTCATACCTCCATGGGAAACACCGCCTGTAAAAAGGTTGGCCTGATCTTTTATAACCTTTCTTAATACTTCTGGTAAATCAAACCAGTCTCTATTAATAAAAACTTTGGGGTCAACTTTTGCCTTGTTTAATACTGAATTTCTGGCATCAGTTAACATCATGTCCCACATCTTTAATTCTATATTATCAATAACATCATCCTGAAAATGGGTCAAACCAATTGGTACATATTCAGTTATATTCGTATCGGCATTAAACACCTTAATATTAAAACCACTTCTTTCAACTACAGTACCTTCTCCATTTGGATATTGTACTGTATCTCCTATCTTAGTCCTTGCCAGCCTTTTGGCATCAATAGATACTGGTTTCTTGTCCTCTATAACAGAGGGGTCTTTTACAGGCCAGTCATTTTCCTGATTATATAAGTTGCCATTATGATTTGGAGACGTAAAGGCATTTTCTAAGGCTCTAAGTTTAGGGGCTCTAACGTTCATGTATAATGAGATTTTGTCATGTTTTCTTATAAAGATTATCCAAATAGTGCCTTTTCTACATCATCTGACATTTGTATCACATGCCATTGGTCGCCAACCAAGACAGCCTGACAGGCCAAGGCAAAGGCATCGGCATAGTCATCATGGATTTTTTCATCCTCTGTCTTCACCTTCATCTTTCCCTCTTCCGTGTACTCTCTTCTCAAATATGATAACTGGTGGAATAACTTATCTATTTTCCTTAACTTCACTTTATGGTTTTCAAATAGAGTCCGCAAATTACTGAACATCTTACTCTTTTCAGATAAACTAAATGTTATACCCCTTATTGGCAACTCCATTTTATGACATAAATCTATTAATCCTCCCCCCAAACCAGTCTCATCCACATACACTGTCTCTATCTGTCTAAAGGGATTGGATGTATATTCTTTAATTTTTCCTGCCAAGTCTACTAAGTTGGATTGTCCCTCGGCATATGTTTCAATTACGTATACCTTATCATTCTCATCAACTGCAATCAATACGAATACCGTTTCATCTCTGCCAGTTCGTGAGACATCAACACCCATATAATATTTTGTATAACCTTGGGGATTCTTGTCACTTATACTATCTCTTAATAATTCGTAGGGAATTAAGGCATTACCAATATCTAGGAATTCTCCCTCGACTTCCTGTTGGTAGGCATCTGCCGAAAGATTTTTAATAAAGTTTTCAAAAAGAGGATTACCTTTTGATAGGGGGTTATCGGTTGATTTAACATGAAACTCTTGCCACAATCCTTCGGGATTACTAGGCCTAGAATCAACGTGCTGTTTGTAGAAGTAATTATTCTTTCCAAACGGCGTAGAGGTAAGCCAGACCTTGGCGTGAGTGGCAAAACCTGAAGGGAGCAAAGCCTCCATAATTGATTCCTTAATGAAGGCACATTCATCGACAATGATAATAGATGGAGAGTATCCTCTGATTTGCATTCCAGTCTCTCCCGTAGCCCTAGTGATGATTCTGCTAATGCCCGACTGGTCGAGGTACCGTACCCATATCTCGGTCTGTGTATTCTTGACAATGTACTGTTTAAGGAAATCATTCTCTGTTATTAATGTTCGTATTTTGTCAAACATGATGGATGATTGGTTCTGGGTAGGGGCAACAATTAATATTGTAAATTCTTTTGGATTCTCTTCCCTGCTATATAGTGGGGCAAAGAAGGCGGCATGAATGGCCTTGACGGCTGTGGCACTAGTTTTGCCAGCCTGTCTACCAGATCTGTAGATTAAAAACTGTCCAGTATTATCGGCATACTTGGCATTATAATCATGTAACCTATAGTTTAGAAATATATCTGAAAATAAAGATGGCTTTTTACTACAGTTTATAATTGTCTGTAAAAATTCTCTCCTTTCCTCTGTTATTTTCTTGTCAGGCCGACCCATTATAATCCTCACACTCACATTCTGCCACTGAACATCTTATATTATGTACAGCCTTATGATGGTGGCAATCATCACAATAATCTAAACTAAATACCATCTCCAACCTTCCGTAATGATCTAAACAACCCCTTCAAATCTCCAGCCTTGTCATATTCCCTAGTTTCCTCCACCTGAATCTTGGCATTCATTTCATTGATTAGCTTGAATATACCCAATACATTATTGATCTCGGAACGGGTATTCCTGTCTGGTATGTTGCCATCCATCTTGCTCTGGGCAAAGGCAATCATTACATTTTCCATGCTCTGTTTTGAGAGAAAATCTAACAAGGCCTTCAAGTCCTCTGGTTTCCTAGTATCAATCTTCCGTAGGAATTTTTGAATATCTTTTCTAATCAGGCATACAGAATCTTTCTCATATTTGGGGCATTTTCCATTACCTCCATCATCTATTGACCTGTATATACAATCGTTACATCTGGCTGGCAACTTGGCATATTTTAAACTCTTGGCAGAATTATGGGGGGAAATATACTTTCTCTTATCATCAGTAACTATCTTGGTATCCTTATCTATTTTAAAAATCTTATCTTCAGTCAAATCAATCACTCCTAATCATTGGGATTACTCAAATAGGAAATTGCATGTGGTGTTGGATTAATTCCAAGGTCAGTCTTTATAATCTTGGAGAGTTTACGGATAGTTCTTAATGCCCTTATAAAATCTACCAATTGTCTTGTTATATCATCATCCTTAAAGCGTATATGTTTGGTTTTGATTAGACTTGCCAGTAACTCAATTTTATCATTTAAGTCTTTTTCGGCTCCCATCTGTACATTTAAAGGATCAAAAGGATTATATAAAAGGATTATAACAGATAGGTATGCAAATAGGTAGTGCATCTGCCAGAATAATTGAAATAATACCGACTAGAATATTTTGGAGAAATGGTATAGAAAAATTACAAGAGATTAGTGAGGCCATTGAAAGAGAAATGTGAAGTTTGTGGACATGACAAAAACCCCAATCTATGTGAAACATGTAAGGGAAATGGTGACTGTTACTTTTGTCATTTAAAGAAGACACATGTAAAGGAATATGAGAAATGAGTATGAGAGAAATTAGAGAGGGAATAGGTTCTATATATACTACTGAAAGAATGATACCTAGACCGTATAATGTATATCCTCATGGTGTTTTAAGAGATATAAAAAATAGAATGTTAAAAAATTTTTGGAGAAAGAAGAAATGAAAGATATTGATGAAATCAGTAGGGGAATTAGTTTAATATATAGTAGTGAACAGATTATACCAAAAGAATATAGGTATTGTCAATTTATTGTAGATCTAAGAAATAAACTACGGGAGATATTAAATTGAATGAAGGTGGATGGTTAAGTCAGTGTCAATGTCCCTGTGGATGTAAAACTCCTTCTTGGTCTAGGTGGTGTTTTGAGTGCCCCATTTTTCATGGTAGAAGGATAAGTAAGCAGGTCACAAAAGAAAGGTTAGAGAAAGTGGAAAGAGAAGTTGAGGATAGGTGGCTGACATGAAAGACTGGTTTAAAGGAGTAATACCATATCCGATTATCATATCTGAGGTTAGTACTAATGCAATAGAGGTTATGGGTACAGAAAGATTATGTTTTTTTAGTTTAACTCCAGCATTAAAAAGGATAATGAAATGAAAATTGATAGAATTAAAGATGGTATAATAAAAAAGTTTATTAAGGAAATGATTTTACCTAAACGAGTAAGATATGGAGTAAGATCTTTAAGGGATGTAGAAGACTTTATGATAGATAATTATCCTTGAAAATATTTAATTTTTTAAATAGTGGAATGTAATAGACTATGTGCGGAAGTTTCAAAAGTGAATTATAATTTTCTAGTATATCATCCCCCCGAATTTGGTATTGTTTTAGCAATCCTGAATGAATGGTTAGTGTTTTTTGTAGAATTGATCTCTCATTTAACTTAAGTTGGAATGTGGAAGTCCCGTCAAATACCTCTGTTTTTCGTCCGCGGACTCCCGATAGCCATGCTGAACTATCTACACTATCTAAAATGGGGTTTTTAATAAATCTTCCCTTTGCCATGCCATGATACCTATAAACTTTTGGTAACTTTCGTAACGATTCCTCTTCCTCAATTCTTCCAGCCATCTTACCCAAACAGATATATTGTCCCTCCTGCAACTTTAATCGAGAAAGGTGTGAAAGATAATTCTGAGTTAGAATTGGAATCACTAGCCCCCCTCCTTTCTCGTAATATTTTATCGTTAATTCCATATTATTTGGTACATCATATTGTGTTGCAAAATAGACTCCCTTTCGGCTTTGCACGTAGGCATAATAATGATCAACGTTCTCAACTTTTCCAGGTATTAAGATTACTCTCTCAAAATCCTTAACTAACTGTGGTATCTGATTTTTCATATATCTATAGGAAGTAATAATATTTTTTACCCCCAATTCCTTTAGAGCCTTAGTCTGGGTAGTATTATTTACGTTAAAAAAGAATTTCATTCAAAGTTTTTTCTCTTTTCATTAAAACACTTTTGGGCGTGGTTGCAGTAGGCATCACAAAGGAAGTTATATATAGGTGGTGGTATTTTTTTATTTACCATATATCCCTTTATCAATTTTGCCCTTTCCAACATTAATTGTAATATCTCCTCAACCTTATTCAGTTTGTAGGGAATGATTTTTGGCTTATCAATGGAGCCATCTTCGGGGGCAATATTATTACTAATATACAGATTACATCCCCACTTGGCATCTACTCCCATACACTTTAGTAACAAGACCCTATACATATTCACCTGTAACTTGTGGTTATCATAGGCTACCCCCTTTTTTAGGGAATAACTATTCATATTGGCAGTAGTCTTCTTGTCACATATAACATACTCATCCTTAACCTTGACTATATCATCTATGGTGCCAGAAATTAAATCCCAGTTGGGTTCCTGAGTTATTATCATTTTTTCTATATCAGAGGCTTTTGATATTGGCCTATCCTTAACCCAATCATATAATAGTGATACCTCATTATTTGCGGGATCTAGTTTTATCGCACTATGTAGCATCTGTCCAAAGATTAGGCTTTTTAAATCTTCTGTATTATTGGTAACAAACTCTTCGGGGGTAATTTTATTATAAACTACATATCTCTGACATTCCTTCAACAAATCAGAGACATGTATACATGGTAATCTATCAGTCTTTAAAACCCTTTGCTGTGCCTGTCTATACTTAAAATAGATGTCACTTTCTATTTCACTTTTAAGTACCACATAATTTTGTAATGTATCACCAATATAAGTCTAACTATTGTGTTCCATCCAAGTTTAATGAGATCTCTTCAGTGGGTATTAATAAATGTCCATGCCTACGGTTAACATCTGTGGGTTTTAAGACTTTAATTTCATTAATTGATAGTATTTTAGCTGTTGAGTCTGTTCCGATAATCTGTAAAAATTGTTTATCTTGGATAAGTCTGTTAAACCTGATAAAATTACATGATCCGTTTGTTAAATCTGACATAGTTATTGTTCTCACATTTTCAGAGTCGGTAAATGTAGAATCTGTTGATGCCCTTATTTTAATTTCTGTTGTTGTTGTAGCCGCTTCAGGATTGATTGCCACTCCTACCATGTCTGCGGCGGCATTCATATCAACAAAAATAGCTGGTGCTACAACTGAGGCCGATCTCCAGTTACTTGTTGTACAGCAGTCTACTGCATCAGTTGCCAAGAAAATATCTCCTTTTACTATTTCATGGATTTTTAACTTTCCACGTGGATCTCCGCCTGTTGATGTAACTCTGATTCGGATTCTTTTTACAGCCTGTGATGCAAAAGTTACAGTTTCATTTATTAATTTATCTATTGGGCCAACAGCAGGATATGTTTTGACTATAACAAAACCACCAGCGGCAGGCTCAACTTCTAAAAATGCTGTTGTTACACCACCAGCTGCACCTGTTTCATATGTAAATTTAACACGTGATTTTGTTATTGTAGTATCTGAACCAAAATCTACTCCAATATTACCACCGCCTGTACTTTCACCATAAACTGATTCAGTGCCCCAATCATCATCAATTATTTTACATAGACAGGTTGGTGTTATTCTATTCCATGCTGATTCGAATACTGTTCCAGTTGATGAGGCTACATATTCTGAATCAGTCCCTTCGGATGTGGCTGTTGCTGATGTTGGTTGGGCATAATCCCCTATTGTTGTTGAATGGGCATAAACTTGGGCACAGTCCTTTGCCTGTTCAACTCCAGATAATGTATTTCTTGTAGTGTTATCAACACTTGTCACACATGTGGCATTTGTTGTGGCTTTGGCTAATTTTATTCCCCGTGTGGGAATAACTCCAGTGATATTAGTAACAAATGTAAAGTTTTTTGGTTGACAACAAACATTAAGATTCACTTGGGCATAAATAAAATTACAGGTGGAACAAGCTGTTAAACCTGTAACGGCACACATACAACAGATAGTATTACAGAGATGTAGACCACACACTCTTGCTGAACCAGAGGCAATATTAACTGCCAGACCAGTTCCAGCCGAGACACATAGGCCACTTATAACATAATCATTTATTAAATCATTAAAATATAGAGGCCAGTCTGTGGATGAAACCACTTTAGCTGAACATGTTCCTGCCCTTGGTATTAGTATACGAGTCATTTGTAAGACACCGCTCCTGATTGGTTTCTTATCATCTTCATATCCATCTTTCGTGTTCTTTTCTCATCTAGTTCACATTCCCTTAACCTTATGAATGGGATATTATTTTCTTTATAGAAGTTATTAATTATCTTATCTTTTTTCCGTTTTTTGTCTGGATAATGTTTAGGACAACCGTGCCAATAACAACCATCTACTTCAATTACTAACCATCTATTATCGTTTTTGTTTAATATTTCCAAGTCAGCTTGATGCCAACTCATTTTCTTACTATAGAAACATGGATGTTTTTTATATGGAATTTTTAAACTGTCTAATAATTTTTGTAGAATTATTTCTGGTATCGTATCTTTGTAGACGTGGCCGTTTTTAATTAAAGATAACTTTCCTTTTTCTAATGCCTCTTTTGTGAACCTATTATTTTTACAGGCATCATCATGTCGTTTCTTTTTAACTGGATCTTTCCATGCTTTTAATGTTGACTGTTTCATTTTTCCTCTTTCTTTAGGGTCTTTGTATCTTTGTTTAGCTTTCAAACTTAAAAGATTCCTAAACTGTTTTGTTCGTTTACCATACCACGTCATAGGTTATCAGATCCCGATCTGCCACTCCACGATCGCTCTTTTGGATGAAGTCTTAATAAGGGGGGTACAATCTATCTGTCTAGCCCAAAGATTGTCATTGGTGTCTCTTATTCCCAATTCATTCCAAGTAAAGTTGGCACAACAGTAACCAAAATCTACTGATACGAATAGCGTGGGACAAACAAATACCTTATCTGTTGTGGCAATAGCCTTGAATAATTTATTGGGACATCCAATCAAATCAGTGTCTCCAGCACCAGCTCCAGTAGAACTGTCTCCGACTCCAATTTCATCGGCAGTGCCACTATCAGCACCTCCAGATAAGGCAGGACCAGCAATAACCTTTAGAATGCTCTTTTTACCCACATTAACTATTAGATTATCAAATGTTGTATCTTTAACTAATTCTTCGGTTCCATTGGGTTTCTTTTCCCAAGCTTTTATATTGATACGACCTTTTAATAATTTAAAACCATCTTCTTTAACTGTTATCATATATATAACCCCCAATTTCCATGAATATAATATTTGTTATACATAAGCCCTTTCATCATCATAAGTGGTAGAGGCACAGTCATATGTGGCATCAAATATCTCTGTTACACTATCTGCATCAGTTATTGCCAGACATTCGGTGGGAGTAATATTGACATTAACATTAACTACATCGATTATATCAAGACATTCAGACGGATTTTCAAAGTCTCTTAGATCTCTAATTGTGGTTATGGCTCCCTCCAAATCATGTATTTTTTGGGCAATCTGTTTGTCATATTCAAAGTCATCAAACGTATATTCTCCAACATCAAGTATGGTTTCAAATTTAGGCCATCTATATGTAAGACTCTTAATCACGAATGTAGTATCTATCCCCTTTATACTATTCTTTACATGAATCACGTCATTTTCTCTTAGTGATGTCAATAGTGATGGATGTTCAATTCTTAAGTTCTGTCTTACTGAGGAATACCTATTAAGATAACTGTTGATAAATCGTGTTCCATCAGATCTGTCCTTTAACCATGGTAAGACTAATCGTTTGGCGTGTATTCCGTTAAGGTCTATACTTGCCTGATTTTTACCCCTCAAAAATAATGGAAATTCATAATCATAATCTATCTGTATATTACATGCTCCACATACAGGAGCAGTACAAAATGTTATAGTTCTTGCCAAGGTATCTACATTAAAACATATCTCTGGTGTCTTTTCGGTTCCAACTGGATGTTGAACTCTTGTCGCAATTGGTGGATTACTAACAGTAAATACGGTCGTTGTGCCATCACCAGAAAACAATTCTACAGACGAATACCTTTTATTTTCACCCAATACGGTGATACAGTTTACCAGTTCAGTGTCATCAAACTTGGTTTCCCAGACCCTTGTATTACATCCATGTGTAAACTGGTTTGTCTTTAATGTAAACTCTTTTGGCTGGAAATGAAATACATTTAAGCCACTTGTATAGAATGTGGCACCCATAAGTGATATCAAATCATCTACCAGATCAAACAGCTTTCCATCTGCCAAATAATTAGTGATTAACAGTCCTGAACAGACAGGATATGGTACTACTATATGACATGTATTATTTATTACAAGGTCATTGATTATAAATTCTGGGGACTTGTTTGTAAATGATTTTGGTCTTACCTCTGTCTCTGCCAAAGATTTTCCAAATGATTGTGCCAATACTGATTTTTCAGATATAGATTTTTCTATCTTGGTTGTCTTCCCCCCAAATTTCATTATTGATATGGGATTTTTCTTTGTAAATAAATTACAAGTGTCCACCGTTCCCAAGTTTCCCTTATACCATCTGAATGAATCCAGTTCACCATTAAAGTATTCGGCACAAGATTGGTTACGTCCAAATTCTAGGGCAACACATGTAGACTTATTTGTGGCATCTGTGGCACACATTTCCTTAACATTGCATACATATATTGAAATTAGGTTACAGGCATCTCTATTAACTCTTATCTGTCTGAATGTATTGTTGGCAACATCAGTGGTTGTTGATATGGTTGTACACCCAAAACGGAAGTTTCCCAAACCAGTTGTGGCACTAACAGTAAAGTCTATTCCATCTATTCCATTGGTAGTCTTATGATATACGGTTCTTTCACAACATGATGTTACCGCTTTCATCCACCAAATCATTTCAAATTTTCCACATAAATCAAAATCTATACTGTCACTGACCTGAATAAATCCCTTACATCCGTCAAACTTTACTGATTTTCCCCATTGGCCACATTTTTGATAACTTAGTGAGCCATCATGAAATAATCTCATTGCCTCAGAGGCAGATAAATCTGTGCTAAATACATATGAATCATCAACGCGTCCAAGATTTTGGATTTTGCTTCCGCCATCGCTTTCGGCACCAATGGTTAATGCCAAATTATTTAATATTGTAGTACTTATTGCCGAGGAAACTCTACATTGTGTATCACATTCACCATTTATGAATATACTCATTCCCGATTCATTACTGTTTCCAGTATATGTTGCCGCAAAATGAACCCACTCACATGTAGATATACTACAGGCAGTTGAGTTTATGGTGAATGCCGTTGTACCATCTGCGATAGTAAAGTTGATACGGTTTGATGATTGACAAAAAAATATTTTAAAACCCACACCAGTGGTTAAATCATTACTTTTTGTTATTATTCCCTGATTAACAGTAAGGTCAGTTATAAATATCCATCCAGCTAAACTAAATTTATTAAAATGTTGAAAGTCATAATTACATTCATTGGGGGCAGTTAAGTAACGTGTTCCATTAAACAGAAATGCCTTACCACATCCAACCTTACCACACGTAAAAGTGGCACAACCACATGTTACAGTCAAGGTATTATTACATTCTCCATCATCCGCCAAATTACATTCAAATTTCCATTTTGATTTAAAGGTGGGTATATTATTAAATCCCAGACCATCATGACTAAATCCACTTTCGTCTCCCAGACTGTCATCAAATGCCAAGTATGCCTTCAGGTCTACGAGACATACAATATCCTGTAGATATTCTATATTATCATTTGAATTGGAATTAACATTTGGGGGTAATTTAAATGATGCCTGATCTATTCCCCTGTCTCCCTGTAGTTTTATTTCACTTGATAGAAATATACTATCAGTACCATTAATGAATAATTTGGTTCTTGCCATTAGCCTTCACATACAGTGGTGGAAATATCACCTATAACAAATTCCCAGTTGGCAGTCCAAGTAACAGGTGTAGCACATGTCTTTTCTATATTCAAGAAATTTGGTTTTACGTTAACTACACACCAATCTCCATCCAAACATATAGTATATTTTCTTCCAATATTCTTGTTTACTACGGTATTAAGGAAGTATTTAATTTGTTGTGATACGGTTTTTGTACACATTACCTCATCTACTATATCAGTAGGTTCATTAGCTATTGTCCAACCAACATTAATTGTAGTTATATTGCCCTCTGCCTTTATCACTATGGCACATTGATCTGGTAATTGTGGTATGGCGAATACTTGATTAGGGGTACGTTGATTTATTGATATATTTTTAAAGTTTCTTATATGTACTGTATGTGGTGGAAGAGGACATACTGGAGGACATTCACTACTACATACTGCCGTTAGTTTAACTATTACGTCTCCCATTATAGTATACCCCTATTACTTTTTGATTCTTTTAACCATCTCATAACCATTGGTTTAACCTTAGATTCAAATTCATGAACATCACCCATACCATATACATTAAATGTTAATATTGTTGTTCCCTCCCCCCCAGTCGGAGATATTGTCTCTGGTCCCCTTTCGGCGAATTGATATGTCTGTCCAGAGGCACCTACGCCAAACACTGGTTCCCTTAATATTCCACCTTTGGCAAATTTAATTGCCCCCTGATCTCTTAGTCCCTGTATCTGGACATTGGAAAATTTACGCCAGATATTTAATACACCTGTTGATGCCGCCATACCAGCAGTCCCAAATAAATGTGGATTAATTCCTTGATAGGCGAATTCTCCACGTTTAATGTTATATGAATAGGCACCACTTAATGTAGCTCTGGCATTTTCATAATTTCCCTGTATTACTATTGCTGGTTCTACATCTATGGCTGCTTGTGCCGCTTTTGCCTGTGGTGTCAAGTTTCCACCAGATATCTTTCTTACTCTGGCTAATCTTGCCAGTATACTTAACACAGTATCATATGTAGCTCTAAAGGCATTGGCAGTATCTAGCATTGTGTCACTCATATTACGACCACTAATCTTGGCATTTCTAATATGTCGTAACATTTCCAGTGTTTGTCTATCAATTTCTGGCATTGTGCCCTCTGCTATGGCATTTATTATTTCCTGTATATTATCAAATCCACATGTCGCATCTTCAATATGTTCCAATGAAAGATTTGTCTGTTCCAGTTTTAATTGGTCTGCCATGGCAATTTCTCTTTCCAATTGTTGGAAACCAGTTGTACCAGCTCCAGCTCCGCCAGTTTTTAACCAAGGATATATATCTTCCATTGCCTTTTCTGCATTTTTTATTTGTTCTTCTCTTGATATTGTTGAACCTGGACATGCATATGCTGTTTGGGCTCCGCCAAATTCATATGGAATTTTTTTCATTTGAGCATCCCACCATTCTACAAAATCGGCACCAAAGAGAAGACCTAATAATCCGCCTGCTGGACCACCGACTATTCCGCCAAAGGTTGCTCCTCCGACAGTTCCCGCTCCACCTAGTCTTTCTAGGGCATTTGCTATGGCCTCCCATGAACCAGATAAATCACCGCTCCAAAACTTTTGACCAGCCTCTATAAATGCTGGATACTCTTTGGACATCATCCGATAGAACGGTATGGCAAATTGTAACATTCCCATTACCATTGGCATAAGGAAGAAGCCCAAAAAGTCTCCAAACGGTCTTAAAACTAACATGAATGATGTGTTCATAATTTTTAACATTGCCTGTAACATGGGAGATGAATCAATTAGCATTTTTCTAAATTGCATCAGACCAGCCATACCTATGGAAAAACCAGCCAACTTTACTAATCCAGGTCCAAACTTACCGAGGAATCCCTGTTTCTGTCTTTCATCAGCCTTCTCTATTGCCCTGATTAATTTGATCTGTTGTACCTCTAACAGACCTGTTTGTTCCTTGATAAGATTTCTTAGAATTGGGGACTTCATACTACCTGAACCCATGATTAAGCCCATGCTTCCCTGACTTCCACCTATGGCCTGTGTTAAGGCCTGTTTAAGGGAGGCCTTTAGTTTTCTTCCCAGTTCAGTTGAATCTATGTCTAATTTAATTGTATATTCTGGCAATAGTAAAATTAGCCAATCAAACTATTTATTAATTACTTAACTGGTTTTTTCTTCCCCTTTGGTGTTGGATCTTTGGGTTTTTGTTTTATTGACTTGATGAGGTTTATGAGGAATTTGAGGGAGTGTTCGTCTGTTTCTCTTTTTGTCCATCCGAATGAGGTGGCACAGAAAGCATAGAGTCCAAGTTCAAGTTCTTCGTATCCAGAGGTCCGAATAGGCTCATCATCCAAGAGTCTGAACGCTTCCCTAAAGGGTAGTCTTTCATTACCTCCGAAATGATTTTATCGGCTACCGAGGATGGTATATTGTTTAATTGTAGAATACTTTTGGGGTCAAAAGGTGCCTTTTTTATCACCTTTTGTAGTATCTGTATCTGATATTCTGCTATGTCAACTTCTGGGGATGTAAAATTTTTCATGTTAACTGATTTCTTTAATATGGCACTCATCTGACCATATGGAATATCATCTTCATACTCTACAGTTGCCGTTTTCCCTTCCCATTGAATTTCGAAGGATTTAATTGCCAATAGTATAATACAATATGGTATATAATATAAAGGCTTTAAGGCTCTGCCAAGTCGTCTGTTACGGCAACTACTTGGGCACTTCTGGCCTGCCATGTGATGTTTTCAAATATCGGCTCAACTGGCTCTATACTAGATGAATGATCTCCTATTCCAATACCAGTAAATGTGTAAGTTATCTTTCTTTGGCTTGTGGTTGTCAAACCGTTATCAATTGTCAAGACTATCTGAGCTTGCTCGGCCGCCAATGTCTGGGCGTTATCGGCAATCTGGGCATATAGATCATCAAGTAATATCCTACATGTATGGGTGGCAGAGAATGAACCAGTCATTTCAAACACCCTCCTGAATGAATCTACTGGATGATTACAGTTATGTCCATACAAGAGTTCTGGATTTTGGTTGAGTGATATATCAAATGATTGTAATTCGGCAATAACACAACAGTTCCATTTTAATTCTCCGTGGGCAAAAGTAAATGGGGTATATTGTGATTCACCAGTACCTATTGTATCTGAGGCTGGGGTGGCATCTACACTGGTTGAAATATTATCTGAGGAATAGGCAATATCGGCTGTGGCTCTAACTGGCTCACCTATTGCCGACCTTAATGTTATGTTATTGGTTACTGCTCCCCTTAAAATTCGTACAGTATCAGTTGCTCCACACTGGTCAATTCCAACTTCCATGGCAAACGATTCTACATCTTTGGTGCCAGCATCACTTGTCAATTCCCAAGTATATGTATCTACACATGCAACGGTAGCTGGGAAACAAGCAGTAGTTCTGTCAAATAATAGACTATTATACCAAGGATTTCCAACTACAAAATCCATTGATAATGAGCCTCTGGCCTGACCATAAACGAATGTCTTTGGCTCCACACTGTTTAATTGGTTTAATGTAATACGGGAGTTTGTCCAAGTCCATGCCGATACCTTTTGTTCAAATCCAAATACCTTGTTTAGACATGCCTGAGCGGGGGTAGTTGCACAATTAAATGTAGTCTCAAAATCATACTGAACGTAGGCATACGCACCAGTTCTAACCTTTAAAGCACCAAAAGCCATATATACTAAATTCCTATTATTTACTTAAAAAGATTATACAAAGGTATGAGATTCAGACTAATGGCATTCTCCAAAAAACCCCTTAGCACAATTACAATTCCAACATAAAACTCTGAATCCCTTTGGAAAGTTATTCTTTTTTAACCAAAGATACATATTATTCCCTAAACCATTTCCCTTTAATTGTTCTCTGTGTTTTCTTCCGCTACCTTTTATATGGTCTATTGTAAGGAATTGAATGCCTTTTATATTACATTTTTTACAAGCACATCTCATTTTTCCCTCTGAGTAGTAACTTAATACTTCTAGTTTAATCTTTTTTCTACGTTCTTTATCATGTTTAAGGTATTTTTCTCTGTTTTTCTTATAATTAGATTTTATCTTTTCTGGGTTATTTTTTGCCCAAATCAGCCTTTTTTTCCTTTCTTTTCTAACCCAATTAGGGTCTTGTTTCATTTTTTCTCTCCACTCTTTATGTAATTGTTTGTAATGAGATTTATTATCATTGTATCTTTCTTTGTTTTTTTGTAAATACTTTTTATATCGTTTTGGATTTTCTTTTAATTTATCCATATATTTTTTAGCTCTTTCTAACATCTTCTTATGGTTTTTCCAGTATTGTTTTTTATGGTAATGAGGATTATTTTCATACCATTTTTTCATATATTCTTTTCTATTCAATTAAATGATTGTGTAACTTTTACCTATTTAAACTTAACGTTATAAACTAAATAAACAGGTGAGACTCTGCTGAACGATATTTTAATGTGATTATATGTCTGAATATACCACGATATTCAGGTGTCTTTGATTCAGATCCAATAGTTATGACATCAATAAAATTATCATCGGCATTTCTGATTATATTTTTTACAATTCTGGAAACCTCCTTAACCACCACATTATGGCGGGTCAAATCAGTCCAGCTTCTTATATCTATCTTGATTATGACCTCATGCCAATATGTATCCCCATGTAATTGAAACGGTTTTATAGACTCATTAATGGGTTCGATAAAAATAAATTCCTGTTTAACATTTCCTATTCCCACAGCCTTTTCCTCCCAAACCAGACAAACTGATGGTGTAGATCCAGCGGGATTACAAGAACACATATTCCATTGACACATTAATTCCGTCTGTAGATTTAATACGGCATCGTATGTAATTAGACTAGCCATTTTCACCCTCCATCTTTGCTAATGCCCTATCTATGAACCAAGTTGGCTCTATTCCCTCTTCCTTAATCTTCTTGGAAACTCTATAGGCAATCTGGTTAATCTTATAGTCTGGCAAGTCGGCATTCTTACCACCATCTTTTGTATATTTTACCCATTTCTTTATCTTGTCAAAGTTTGGGAATGTACCTGGCATTACCCCATCATTTAATATCACTGGGGCGATTGACTCGCTTACTACGGCCTTCTCGCTGTGTTCATATTTTATTTTTTCTTCCAACTTTTTGGCATATTCACTATTTATCTCTACTGCCTCGGATGTCAGTCTTTTTACTATATCATCCCCCAAATTTGGAAATATCTCATTTATGAAATTTGTCCAAGAGGATTCAGATATTTTAAACATATGCCATCACGTTGTTACTACAAAGATCTCTTCTCTGTTTCTAATTATACGATCTATATCTTCACGCCATCTCAAGACGGCAGTATCCAAATCGTAGCTT